AATATTGAAATAAATAAAAAAATGTTCAAAGTAATTAAAGAACAGGATATAGTAATAGTAATATAAAACAAAAAAAATGAGTGTAGATTTAAAACAAGCCGGAAGTGCAGGATCAAATGGCAGAATCAAAGAGATGGTTAACAAACTTAGAGAAAATAGATCTGATAGATTAGCTAAAAGAATTGAGAATCAAGAACCAAAAATTGAGACAGCTGAAAAAGCATGGGATGAAGCTCCTTCTAAGATGAACCCAACAAAGAAAGAAACAAAACAGATTGAAAAAGCTTATATGAAATTGTCTGATGCAGAATATAAGAAGGAGAAGCTTGAAGGTAAGAAAGCAAAAGTAGACACTAAAGTTAGAAAATACAAAAAAACAGGAAACGTTGGTAAAGGGTGAGATTAACTTCATCAGACTTAAAAGAATTAAATTTATTTAAACATTACAGGATCATTAGAAAATGGGCTTGTAAAAACAATAATTTAAACGATGCAGATTTAGAGCTTCTAATGTATTTAGAGGCTTTAGATTTGTTTAGTAAACAAGATTTTAAAACCGGTACGTACTCATATAGCTGGGATAATAGGCGCTGGAACAGATTGCTAAAAGAGGGTTGGATAGTTGTGTGGAGAAAACGCAATAGAACAACGCAGAAATATCACATCTATAAAGTATCCACAAAGTGCAAACAGTTAATAAGTCGTATGTACCGTATTATATTAGGTGAAGAGGATATACCTGTTACTAAGAGTAATAAAATATTTAATCGGAGTAATTATACTGAAAAAGTATTGTCTGCTTCGGTAATAAACGTTAATAGAGATAAAACTAGATAACATGCAAGATAAAACACTAATGCCTTACCAAAGCGGAGATTATGGTGGAACTTTAAATGCTTCTACATTACCTAGTGGCTTAACAGACACTAATGCAATGTTGGGATATCCAGGACCAGATATAGCGGCTAAGGGTACGGCAGGTAATTCTATAGATCCTTCTAATGGAAAGTATGTTGCTCCATCACCAGAAGTAACAGCATAAAATGATACCTCAAATATTAGGTGCGATCGGTGGCGGTTACGCCGCTTATTCAGCTACTCCAGAAGGAGAAGATGTAGATCCATTAAAAGTATTTTTAGGAGCTGGAGCTGGAATTATAAACCCAGTAAGCGGTATAGTTGGAGGAGTTGCTGCTGGCGCTGGTGATATAGCTAAAAATCAAGAAGAAAATTCTGGAAAAGAAAATGAACCTACAAACACAACCGCTTTAGGAACAATACCTAATAGCGTTAACAATACTACAAAGGTTGCGCAACCTAACGATACTACTGCTGATGTACCTTTAAACCCCAGTTATGGAGCACCTACTGTAAGTCCTGGTGCTCAAAATAGGTGGAAAGCAATGACTGGTCAATCAGGAGAATCAACAGACGATCAAGCCAAAACAATGCTAGGAATAGCAAAATAAATAAAAGATATGCCAAGTTACGGAGAAAAACAAATGCCAGCAGGTAAGGAATGTAAACCTTGCTTAGGACCACTAGCTGGTCAAAGATCTATGCAATCAAGAGATGTGTCTATTAAGACTAGCTTAAAATTAGACAATATAGAGTACAAAGGAAACGCTGTACTTAGAGCTAATAAATAAGTGGAAGATATTAAACTGTACGTTTTAAATGCCGGGGCATTTGGCGTTACAATGATGGATTGGTTAGAACCTTTGTTAAAAATAACTTTACTACTAGTTACTATTGGGTACACTGCTCATAGATGGTGGTTAATGAAGAAAGACAAAGATGAGAAAAATAGATAAATTAATTGTACATTGCTCTGCTACCAGGGAAGGTAAAAACTACACTGTAGACACTATACGTAGTTGGCACGTTGACGGTAGAGGATGGAGCGACATAGGCTATCATTTCTACATAGACTTATATGGTGAAATACACAAAGGTAGAGATATAGCTAAAATCGGGGCTCACTCAAAGGGTCAGAATAGAAACAGTATTGGTATTTGTTATTGCGGAGGCGTAGAAGCAGATGGTAAGACCCCGAAAGATACTAGATATGATTGTCAGAAAGATAGTTTGCTAGCAGTGTTAAGAACACTAAAAGCAATGTATCCTGAAGCAATTATACATGGGCATAGAGACTTTGCTAACAAAGCATGCCCAAGTTTTGATGCAACTGAAGAGTATAAAAATTTATGAAAATAAGTCAAAACACAGAACTTAAAATAGACCTTAAAACTATTTTAGGTATAATAATGTTTACAGCATCTTTAGTTGGTATGTACTACACCTTACAAGATGATATAGCAGATGCTAAAAAAATGCCTAAAGCAGTTATAGATCGTATAGAATACGATTTAAAACAAGATTGGCATACTGAACATATAAATAGACTAGAAGACGAAGTCAAAGAGCTGAGAGACTGGTGTAGATTAATAGATAAAGAATTAACAGATGGCAAAGGCAAAAACAGGTAGAAAAAAGAAAGCATGCTGGAGAGGTTATGAAAAACGTGGCATGAAGATAAAAGGTGGCCGAAAGGTTAACAACTGTGTTAAGATAGGAGAAAAGAAAAAGTAATGGCAAAGAAAAGTGTAGATGCAAGATATGAAGCTCGTAATAGAAAAATGCGAGCTAAGCATAAAAAAGAAACTGGTAAAACCTTGAGTAAAAGGCACACTAGTGGCACTGCGCCTGCAAGAATAAAGTTTGCTTGTAGGTTTGGTGGAATGTCTGGTGGCATGACTAAACCTAATGGAGAACCTACTAATTTAAAAATGGCTCTTAAAAAATGGGGCTTTGGAAGTAAAGGAGCTGCAAGAGAATTTTGTAAAAGAAATAAAAAATCTAAGAAATAATGGCTAAAAAAACAATATCTGAAATAAGAGAAGAGCCAGGAATGTCCAATGCTGGTAAATACAAAAATGTAGCTAAAGGAGATTTTTGTGGACCAAAAGGAACATATCCTGTTAATAGTCTTAAAAGAGCTAAATCAGCTTTGAAACTAGCTCATAATGCAGAAAACCCAGAATCAATAAAAGCTTGTGTATATAAAAAATATCCTCAATTAAAAGAGGGTAATGCGATATCACGTAGAAAAAAGAAATAATTATGGAAACAATAAAACAAATAGTTAATCATCCTCTCTCTAAGGCTGTAGCTTGTGGAGTTATAGGATCAATGTTATTAATACACGCTCACCCTATGTACGCTGGAATAGCTTTTGGTATGGGATTAAGAGAGTTTTTATTAGCTTTAAAATCATCATAAAATAAAAATTAAATGGAATCAAATAAATCACAAGGTCTAGGAGACTCAATAGAAAAATTCACAACGGTAACTGGCATAAAAAAGCTAGCAGATAAAATACCAGGTGGTTGTGGTTGTAAGAGTAGAAAAGAAGCTTTAAATAGAATATTTCCTTATGGAAAAAAAGAGAAATAAAAAAAAGTTTAAAGAAACTAAAGTAGGAATTTTCTTAAAAGAAAAAGCTCCTGCTATTTTAGATACTGTAGGAGAGTTTCTTCCTGATCAAGGAGGACTTGGTATTGTAAAAAATCTTATATCAAGTGATTCTAAGATAGAACCTAAAGATAAAGAAATGGCTCTAAAGCTATTAGATCAAGATATTGAAGAGATGAATAATATCTCAAATAGATGGCAAAGTGACATGAAAAGTGATTCTTGGTTAAGTAAAAATACTAGACCTATGACACTTATATTTCTTACTATTGCTATGACATTATTTATAGTATTGGATTCAACTGTTGTACTAGAAATAAAAACAGGATGGGTTTCTTTATTGGAAGCTTTGTTAATAACAGTATATGTAGCATACTTTGGTAGTAGAGGTGCTGAAAAAATCACAAAAATTAGAAAATAAAAATTATGAGTGTAATAGGAACAACACTAAAACAGCCGAGAGTATTCGCTCATGATGCTGTAGCTTTAAAAGATTTACCTGGATGCCAATGGAGGTTTATAAAAGACATGATAACAGATAATCCTGGAACTGGCTTTCAAGTTGGTGACATTGTTGAAGGATATATTAAAAACCCAGGTAATACGCTTGGAAATGGAGTGACTATAGAAGTAGACGCGGTTGATCCAGGTGGTGAAATAACAGAATACAAAATAATTGACTGTGGAGGAGGCACTGCTTATAATATTGATGATATTATAAATTTCACTCCACCAGCTGGCGGTGGTGACGCTGTTTTTACAGTTGATGGTATAGGTTTTCAAGAGTGGGATTATGGATGCCCTTTCACAACAATGAATATGGCTTTATCTCAAGATCCTTTGTACGCTACAGACGCTAACGATTTACCTGATGTAGGAAATCCGTTACCAGCTTATTTGCAAAAAACAAAATATACTTATACCTGTGCTTGTGAAGAAGGCCCATGCTCGTGCACTTACGAAACACCAGGACCTGGAGCTTCTTTGTATATAGGTTATGATTTACAGTCTTTAACACTTATCATGGAAACCGAAAGAAAAGTTACTTGGTCTAATATTCCTGCTGGAAGTTTTATGCCTGTATCTGCTCTAACAGTTTGCGAAGCTATTGCGGCTGGTCCTGTAGGTGACGTTCCTGATGCAGACGCATTAAAAAGTTTAATACTAGCTTTATTTTAAAATGGCTATTTTAAGCAATAAAAATACAATACCTGCTTTAGCAACTCCAGGCGGACCTTTCGGCGCTAACATTAGACCAGTTGTTGGAGGGATAATTCAAGAAAATGCAACTTATCCTTTCTATATGCTGTGTGAGGATCAAGCTAATGAAGACTTTATAATACAAGAATAATGGCAAATAGAAAAATATCACAATTTACAACAGTAACAGATATAACAACTGTCAGTGGTTTAGCAGGATACGATGCAACTACTAACGTTCAAATTAGCGGAACTGCTTTAATATCTTCTTTACAAACAAATTTATACACTCCTTTTGGAGCTGTAGGAGATGTGTTGACTATAGATTCTAATGGAGTTCCAGCTTGGGAACCTGGTGGAGCTGGATCTTTACAAGATTTAGACAGTGTGCTAACACAAGGAAATCAAAGCTCTAATGGTGGTGAAATAGAAATGTTAGATGCTGGCGGATTTAATCCTTTAACTTTTAGCCAAACAGGTTTAGCAGCTTCTCCTTCTTCAAATATATCTTTTACGGGTAGTGGCTTTATAAGTATGGTTACTAGTGGTGCTGCTGGAGGAGTTAGTTTAAGTACAGCTTTTAGTAGTGGTGCTGCTAATATTATTATTACAGCTGGTTCAACAGGAGGAAGATTAGAATTAAGATCTGAAGGACTTTTAAGATTTAATTTTGAAACACCTACAGCGAATCAAGTATTACAAACTATTAACAGTTCTGGTGATATGGAGTGGGTTGATCTTCCTTCAGGATCAGCATCAGGCCTTGGAGATGTTTTAACAGCTGGCAATGAAAGTGATGATGGCCAAATACTAAAAATGGTAGACGCTGGTGAATACTTAGAGGTTTACGCTAATAGTATCAAACACACGACCATTGCAAACGACTTTGAAATTGAAAATGAAGAAGGTGATTTATCACTTATAGCATCTGAAAATATAGAAATAGAAAGTGGTGGAGAACTAAGAGTTAAACCTAATGCAGTTTTAGGAACTCCAAATACTGGATATGTACTAACTGCTAAAAACGCCTTAGGTGATTTAGAATGGTCTCAATTTGCCATTGCACAACCATTACCAAATGTTTTGACAAATGGCTCTACAGCTAACCCTGGACAAAGTATTACTTTTTCTGGTGGTGGTGGTACAATAAATGTTTTTAGTATTACTGGTTCAGATACTAATGGTAGTAATGAGGTTAAAGCAAGTGGGGGAAATGTTGAAATAAACTCTGTTAGTGACGACGTTGTATTAAAAGGTGGTGGTGATCTTTACTTGGAAAACACAGGGTTAGGTACGCCAACTTCTGGAGACTATTTAATAGCAGATGGAGTAGCTGGAAAAACAGCTTGGTTTACAGATCCAAAAGCTTTTGTTACATTAGGAAATAATACTTGGGTTATAAGAGATGGTTATAATGCAATTTGGAATATAGGTGCTGGATCATTGACGTTAGCTATTGCAGCTTCCGATGGAGATTCTGGCACACTAATTGTCATAAACAACGGTGGCGAAATTACTTGGCCAACAAATTCTAATTGGCCTGACGCTACAGAGCCTACACTAACAACCACAGGTACAGACGTCTTTAGTTTTATATATGATGGAACTAATTATTACTGGAGCTTTGGTCAAAACTTTGGCGCATAATGAGCGTACGTAAACAAACAATGTTCAGGGCTATGCTACCTAACGGTGGTGGTAGTGGTCCATTACCTCCTCAAGGTCTTTCACTAGATATATTTACTTCAGGAACGAACTCTACAGACACATCATCCAATACTGTTAGTAATTATAATCAATACTTTAGATATAGCTGTATGCATATGTTTATAAGTGATACAGAACTAAATGCTGCTAACTCAGGTTCAAAAACTTTAACAGGAATACAAGTTGAGGGAGCCTCAAGCACAAGTACTGACTCTTGTCCCGACATGAGAATATATGTAGCTCATACTAATGAAGTTTTTTTAAGCACATTAATGGAAACTGATATATCTCAATCCTCTAGCTTTAGTTACTTTGATAGAGCACAAGTGTATGACGGTACAGAGTTTTTAGATTCAGGATGGAACACTATAGATTTTGATACCAACTTCGTGTATGATGGGACAAGTAACGTTGTTATAACAATGGAGAAGAGATACGGATTTTACGATGTTGGCGGTAGTAGATGGAAGGCATTGTATGGGTCAAGATTTAATTCTTTTAGATCAGCGGTCTATAATTCAGATTCTACAGCTAGTTCAAACTTTCCACAAAGCTCTTCAGCAATGACAACTTTAGGTGGAAATACACAAAATACTATAAATTTAAAAATCAACTATTAATGACTTTAACAGAAGAAATAGAAGGAACTGGAGCTACTGTTGTATATATGGACGATACTGATCTTAAAATCTCGTCGGTTATAACAACAACTAGTTACACTAATTTCCATGCTTGTTTAGGTATAATGGAAAATTATGCAGCAGACAACGGCTACTCTAATACTTTAGATGTTTCGTTTGCTTCTAATAGTTTCAAACCAACAATATTTAAACAAGAAAACCAAGACGGAACTCCCGTTAGATAAAATAAAAACAAACAATTAAATTAAATCAAATGAATAAAATATCAGAAGAACATTTAAAAACAATTCAAGAACAACAAACTAGATTAAATAACTTATTAAATAAAATAGGTTACGTAGCTGCCCAAAAACATGGTTTGCTACATGAGTTTGGAGAAGTTAATAAAGAAACAGAAGACTTCAAATCAGTTCTTGAATCAACATATGGTCAAGTAAACATTAATGTTGAAACAGGCGAGTACACTAAGATTGAATCTGAAACTGAGTTAAAAGTAGTTAAGGAGGAACCAGCTAATGTCGAATAAGATAAGAAAAATTAGTATTGGATCTGATTACAAAAACGATGCTATGCATTACTCCGTAGGCCAAGAGGTTTACGGAGGTCATACTATTTCTGATATACTTGTAGATGAGAGTGATAACTCTTATAATATATTTATAAAGAAAGCTGATGAAACTTTACCTTGGAAAAAGTTTAATAGTAATATGGCTGTTTCTGTAGAGTATAATTTAAGCTATAGTGAATAGTCTTTATGACTATATAGTAACTCCAGTTGGCGAAAGATATAACAACAAAAAAAAAGTTGATGATAAATATTTAGTATTAAATACTAAAATAGAAGAATTTAAAATTATAAACAAAAAGGCTAAAGTAGTAAGTGTTCCAAGCGCTTACAACTTGCCAATAAAGCCTGGTGATGTAGTATATGTTCATCACAATGTTTTTAGAAGATTCTATAATATGAAAGGTAATCAACAAAATAGTAGATCTTATTTTAAAGAAGATTTATATTTTTGTTCTCCAGATCAAATTTATTTATATAACAATGGAGTTAATAATTCTTTTTTAGATAGATGTTTTATACAGCCTTTAAAATCAAAAGAATTAGGACAAAGAGTAATACCAAATAAAGGTATTTTGAAATATGGAAACGATAAGTTAAAATCACTAGGAATAAATAATGGTGATTTAGTTAGCTTTCCAGATTTAAGAGAGTGGGAATTTGAGATAGACGGAAAACTATTATATTGTATGAAATCAAAAGATATTTTAATTAAACATGAATACGAAGGAAACGAAGAAGAATATAATCCTAGCTGGGCAACTAGCGGTGAACGAGTTGATAAAAGTAGCGAAGGAACCGATTGTGGATACGGGCGAGGATGTGACTGCGGACCGTCTAAAGAACGCAGCTGCGACTAAAAAACTTGCCATATTTGATGCGTTTGAAATATTAAACAGAATACAAGAAGAAGAAAACCTATTAGAAGGAAAGCCAAAAGAAGAGGTGAAAGAAGAAAGATCTTTTAAAGGCTTTGCAGAAGGGCGTAGCAAATGAGTTATAAACAAACGCTTTGGAAAGAGGTAAAAGATATTGTAAATCCTAAAATATTATCTAAACAAAATAGATTAAAAAAATGGGAGTATGGTTATAATGCAGATTATGATATTGTAGTAATTAGTAGAAGTGGAAAAATTGGACAAATCATTGAAATTCAAAACCTCCGTATTGCATTACCAGAGGAATATGAATGCTTTAAACGAAGCGAAGACAAAAAGGAGCAATACTGGGAGAAACAAGAATATCCAAAGCAACTAGCTAGAATAAAAAGTAGGTTTGACTGGGAAGAATATCCTAGTGATTTTAAAGAAGAATGGTTTGATTATATAGATGAAGAATTCAGAAAAAGAGATGAAGGTTACTGGTTTTATAACAATGGTATTCCTACTTATATTACAGGCACTCATTATATGTACCTGCAATGGTCAAAAATCGACGTTGGTTCAGCCGACTATAGGGAAGCAAATAGACTCTTCTTTATATTTTGGGAGGCATGCAAAGCAGATGATAGATGTTATGGGATGTGCTATCTTAAAAACAGACGGTCTGGATTTTCTTTTATGTCCTCAGCAGAGCTCGTTAACCAAGCCACGATATCTTCAGATGCCAGATTCGGCATCCTTTCAAAGTCTGGAGCAGATGCTAAAAAAATGTTCACAGATAAAGTTGTCCCGATATCCGTTAACTATCCGTTTTTCTTCAAGCCGATCCAGGATGGTATGGATCGTCCTAAGACCGAACTGGCATATAGAGTCC